TTTGCGTTAACGGGATCAATATCTATTGCCTTGGTATAATCTTTTATTGCTTCATCATATCTCTGCTGAGAATAATATAAATTACCTCTTTGATAATAGAGATCATAATTATTTGGCTCTTTTTTTATTTGTTCTATTAAGTCTTTTATTTGATCATCGGTACCTAAATCTTTATTCATAACAATTCGATTTTAAAGTAAATATATTATATTCTTATATCCAACTATCGTATCACCATTAATCCTTATCTCATTATTTTTTCCTCTTTTGAGAATTATTTTCGGATCATCGAACCACGGTGATAATATTTCTGTCATACTACTTTTAATAATCGTTCTATTAATGTGAATAGTAATATAATCTGTAATCGAGTTCGCTGTACACACTATTTTTATGCCATTATGACAACTGTCTATTTTATTTTCACGCGGTTCCACTTTACCTCCGCTATACTCATGAATTATTATGTCGCTTTTCCATTTTTTATAATGTGCTTGAAATGCGCTGTCTTCATTATAATAAATTGTATAGGTAGTCGGACTTATTTTACCTGTATTTTCTCCTGAGGAATTAGGGGTATCGTCACCTCTTATGCATGAATTTAAAATAAAACCAAATAAAAATTCAATTATTATTAACAAACAAGCACTTTTTTTCATTGATCTTTGTTTTTAATAAAATCATCTTTTTTTACTTGCGTCATAATCTTTGCCAAACTTTCAAAATCTTTTATTTGTTGATAAACATCAACATACGATGTCTTGATTTCTTCTAAATTGCCATGTATAAAATCATTCCTATTCATTCTAATTGAAGAAATTAATTTTTTGAATCGTTTTATCTCTATTTTTTTTGATATATTAGAGGAATATTTATAAAGTATTTTGATAATTTCATATATAGACAAATCCTGAGACTTTATAACACCAACCTTAACCGCTTTTGTAAAATTTTCCTTACTCATATAGTTTTTTAAATTAGAACTTTCATATTGAGGAATATTGCAACGATAAAAGTCCAAAGATAAAATGCCTTTCGATTGCTCAACAATATATGGACATATAATGCCATATATATAGTTCTCTAATGCAGTATTTAATGACAATACACTTTCTCTGAAGTTACCACTAAGCCAAAAACTTTTCGAATTTAATAATAATAATTTATAAAGTGGAATATCATTTTTAACTATATCGTTATATTCAACTTTCTCCTGAGTATAAAATATTTTATATGTACCGGAATTTTGAACTGGTATATTCCTAAATACCGTTTCTCCAGCCTTATATTTTATTGATTTAAATAATAACATATTCGGATAAATGTTCTTTACCCAATAGCAATCATTATTTATTCGATACTGATTAATTACGGTATTAACACATTTACAAATTAAATAATCTATATATAATATATCAGGAGAACCAATATATACTTTTATTGTATCAGAATAATAATTATGGAATTTAATATTCCATTTTGTGTATCCGGAACTAGCTTCCTTATCAAATTCCTTTTCAACAAAACCATTTGATTTTATAAACTCATTATCTATTTTATGATACGAATAACATACTTCTGCTACAACATCATCAAATTGGACATTAATCTTATTTTGTGGTTCACACAATACTAAAGGTAAAACGAGTGAAACATCTGTACATATAGTGCTATTTTTAATAGATTCAATCATTGGAGTTATTTCTTTATAGACCTCATCATCTTTTAAGGTATTATCATATACATCCAAATAGCTATATTCTTGATTTACTTTATCTAAATATGTTTTATTGCCAGTTTCAAGATATTCAATTAGAAATACTTTAATTGCTTTTGTTATGATATGGAACTTATTATCTGTTAATTCATTTTGGTAACGAACATGATTCATAACCTTTCGTAGCCATTTCAAAGATTCATGATATTGACTTGAACACAATAAAACATCAAAATTTCCTCTATATGTAGTATACATATTATACTCAATGGATTCTTTTTGTTTTATATTTAATGACATATAATTTTTCACAATATCATCTAATAGACTCTTATCCTTAAATAGCCCTTCATTGTATTCTTTTATTTTCTGAACAATTTTATCTACATTCCCATTCATTTTAACATGATATAAGCAAATAATATTCCTGCGTTTTGTCAGCGTGGTCCTATAAATTTATCACCATTGAGATGTATCATGTGATCAGGCATTTCGGCAATCCACACTTCAGTCTCCCATGCCAAAGAATCAGAAAACGATTTATAAGTTTTAAAGTCTGGGAATGCAGTAACAAATATCTTACCTGACTTGACATTTTTTGTCATTTCATTTATTTCTATTATTCTCTGAGGACTCAATGGTCCTACAGATGTGACTGCCTCAATAAAGAATAACCAATTCTTATCCTTAACATATAAAACGACGTCAGGCATTTTATCATGTAAGGTTATTTCAAAACCAATTTCTTTTAGTTTTGCTTCATTCTTAACCAAATCTTTTTGAATGGTGTCACCAACGTATAAGCATTCAGAACTAGGGGCAAATCGTGGAGCAAATTCTTCTATGATAGCCTTTTGCAATTTATTATGTTTACCAGGAGAAAATGTAAACTCTTTATCATTTATCTTAACAGGCATTTTCTCCATTTTCTTTTTTGAAGCATAAATATCTTTCAATCTTTCATGACTTGCTAAAAATTTATCTATTGATGATTCATCCGAATCTATAGAACATATTACAACTAACATTTCATTCGTCAACCTATATCTATAATTGGGACTATTAGTAGCTTTACCATTATCCTCTATAAATGCTGCAGTACGGAAATGATGTATTGCTTGTTTTCTAAATGTTTCTCTGCTATTTTCAGCATAAACGACTCCATATTTTTGTCCGATAAATGTTATGATGTCATGAATTCTTATCCATTTATTCGTTGCTTTTGACCATTCTTTATCCGGAGACACTTCCGCCATCGCTAATATCACGTAACAGCACAAATCAGATTGTTGTGCTTTCGGCATACCTAATGTTTCTAACAATTGACGTATTCGTTCTATTTTATTCATGGATATATGTATTAATTATCTCGTTACATTTACTTTCTGTAAGCTTATTGCTTTTAATTAAATTTCTTCCCATTGATGCAATGTCATCTAACGAAGGTACAGGTAGCGTATTTATTTCTGTTGAATTGACTTGCGTTGAACCATTTAAAACGCGATAATAAAGATCATAAATTGTAGAATTAAACATCACATATAAGCCATAAATTATTTCTTCTGACAAAGGGGAATCACCTTCTATAAAATTGATTTTATTTTGCGTACTAATATACTTATACTGAGGATAATTTTTAGAAAGATAAATGCCACATTGCAATCTTCGCGGTTCTTCCTTAGCCGTGAATCTTTTAACAAAAAGATAGTTGCTATTCTTTTGTAAAAATCCAGCTCGATCGGTTACTATATATTCATTATCTTTGCCGATTGGGAATTTAACCATTCCTTGTTGTATGTGTTGAGAATAAAACAACGGAACAGAATTTGAGCATTCTTCACTACGAAGTAATTCCCGACTTCGAAAATCTACAATAATACCCGTCCTCATATACAATCCTAATTGAGGTAATGTATAAGGCAATTTATTTATGATAGACAAAGAAGAAGATTCTTTTTCGTCCGTAATAAGATGTATGTAATGATTTACCCCTGATACCACTAAATCATAAGAAAGGTCCTTTGTAATGATATTATGAAAATCTTTGCTTGAATTGGATGATGATATTTTGACGGTATCTTGGTTATTTCTTGTTTTTTTTAGTTTGATTATAATAGTCTCCTGTAATACATCTTCTTTATCAAAAACTTTATTTCTACTAACAAATAAATGGATCTGTTGTATTCTGCACTCGCTTAATAAATATTCCCTGAATCTTTTAAAGTATGCTCCGGAAGTCCATGAACGAGGAACAATATATACTAATTCACCTTCCTCTTTTAAATTATAAATACCCATAGACATAAAAAGAAAATACATATTAGGTGCCCCGTAACATACGGCAGACATGGCTTTAGCTTCGGGTGCATCTTTAGAAATTTTCAAATATGGAGGATTACCAATAACTATATCATATTTCAAATTCTCATTATTGCAGTTATAATTGAACTCAAAACTTTGATAGAGAATATAATTATCTTCTATTATTTCAAAGTCAAAATCCAGATCTAGCTCTCTTTGAGCCATACATAGATTTTTTTTCAATAATGGTAATATGTTTTTATCGTTTTCATAACATGTCAAATGTATCTTTCCTTCAAACGACCCAAAACTTATTCTTTCTAATAAGGCTATAGATAATATGCCAGAACCAGCGCCGGCATCTAATATTCGTAATATCGGTTTATCATTCTGTATGACAAATAAGCTCGCCATATACTGCGCAGTAGACTTATTCGTAAAAAATTGACCATATTTTTTACGAGAAGATTTTGGTATAATCCCTATATAATATTCTATTTGGTTACAAATTGCATCAACCATAACTTCCTTTTTTCAACAAAGATACAAAATAAATTGACTTCTATTTTCTTATATCTTACAAACATTAACATGCACAATAAGGAATATGATTAATGCATTTTATAGTTATTCAACAAATAATTGTGAATTATTAGCAAGTTATCAATGATATTTTACTCTTTTTTATGTGTAAAATCAGAAATTTTACATTTAATTAGTTTATCATCTTTTGTCTTTTCGGCTATTAAACTAGTAAATTGTCTAAAATCTTCTAATATCAAATATAACATATCGTATGAAGCAAAATGATGAGGTTCTCCTGTTATAAAACAACATTTCTTGTCATGATATTCTATCTCGATTTTATTTGGCATATCATAAATTCCATTATTATGAAGAGTATTTCTTATCAAATTTAAAATTTTTATTGATTTATAGGAATTAGACTCTATGGAAATATTTAAGGTTTCAAAAACTGATTTAAGTATTTTATCAAACCCCTTTAAATTACCAAGATTAAGATATGAATATAAATCTCCAAAATATGCCTCTATTACACTCTGTAAAAATATAAACAAGGAATGTTTATTTCTGACATAATAATCACGTCTAATTTCAATAGAATCTGATGAAGAAGTTTTAAACAAATCTGGAATATAGTTTTCAGAAACGATGCACCTTATAAAATGCACTAGATTTATATTATGATATATCAATAAACGATTAATTTGCTCTAAGATTCCTGTTCTACAATCATTCGTTTCATAATGATACTTATCTACCAGTATATTTCTTAAATCATTATAGAGTCCTCGTTCTTTTTCTATTTTATCTAAAATTTCTTGGAATATAGTCATAACTAATTATATTTTAACCATTAATTTACAAATATACATATTAGAAATTTAATATGCTAATTTATAAAGTAAGAGTCTATTTCTAAGCATATAAACATAAACTATCATTCCTTGAATATTAATATAAATTTATTTATAATATTGAATAGTTCTTTTCGATTTTTTATAAGAATAATACTAACACCGACACATAAAATCAAAAGTACAATGTTTTTTACCAGATGGTTCATTTCTTTTACTTGAGATGTAACCTTTTGAGTATCTTTCTTTTTATCTACTGTTTTTTGCTTTTTAGCTTGCTTTGATATTTGTACTTTAGTGGTATTTGAGGTTTGCTCTATTTTACCCCTTGAACCGGAATTCTTTGTTGTGTTAACGTCGGTTACCGATAATATTGGATAATGCCCAGCACAATCTTTTTTACTAGTATCATAGACTACTTTATGGATAGTGGTTACTTCATTGCTGTAAGTAGTATCAGACTTCACAATAACACTTGAATGCGTTATACTATCCTTTGTTGCTGTCTGTTGTTCTTTATTAGTGACGGTTGTCTCTTTTGTAACTGCTTCTTTGCTTTTGCAGCTTATTAAAAGTGTAGCGGCCATTGTAACCGCGACTATTATAATGTTATGTCCCATGTCTAAATCGTTTTTATAAATTGATTTAATATTAAATACCTTCTAATTTGATGCGCTCATTGAGAATACGATAATATCCTTCCATAAAGGCTAATTGCTGGCATGCAAGTTTCTGCATATTTTTATCCAGTTTGTCATAAATCGGATTTTCGAAAATGAACTTCTCAAGTTTTGTAGCGTTTGTGCCTAAAGTATCACGTTCCGCTAATAATCTTTTTTGATAATCTTCCATCTCATTTTATCTTTTAATTAAATACTTTCCTGCCATTTCATTGCTTCCCAATTTCTGCGTTTAACCAATCCCTGTAATACCTTACCACCTGCATGTACCCACTTGACAAACTCATCCGGTATGGTTTTATCATTTATATTTATCCGGGCTTTTCTTAATAGTGTACTTTTATCTAATGCACCGATACCCAAATTAAAAGCAAAATCACACAGCGCATCAAATTGACCTTGCGTAAAAGGTATCTTCAATCCATTTAAAAAAGTCTCTACCGGTAAAAGATCACCCTTAAGCAAACTATCTGCTTGCTGCATTGTAATCATTTGCCCCATCTTAACGCCTTTAGTGTGCCCTACGCCGATAGTGGGAATACCGGCCGGACATTTATAAGCTGAAAGTTTTACGCCTTCAAGCTCCTTGATTTTATTGATTAGTAGTTGACTTGCTTTCATCTTTATTTGATTCCGAATTGTTATTGTTCATGTAATTGACAACGGCTTGCGCTATATCTGAAGGAGAAGAAATGTTCTTTGCTATCGTTTCAGCAAGTATGCTTACATCGGTTATTTGTTTCTTCACTTTGTCTTCAGCCTTTTCAAAAATACTTTTGATTTCGATTGCTGCAACGATAAAAGCCCCGAGCATAGTTAACCATGGGAATATTGGCATGTGATATCCGTAATAAGTGTCAAGAAACCATACTCCGGTTATCTGCATCGCATCAATCATAACAAAGGCAAACAGCATGTTATAATACCTTGCCAGTTTTGACACCGTACGCGTCCAGCCGTCGGAAGTGATTTTCTCGCCTCGTTGTTTCGCTTTCTGTATTCCGGACCAAAAGTCCAAAGTTGCAAAAATTAACGGCGTTAATAAAAAGCCCACTAATATGAACAGGGCGATAAATAATACATCAAATTGTTTCATAATGTCGTGTTTTATTTTGTGTTATATTTTATTTGTATACAAAATTAAAAGTATACGCTTTTGCATAAAAAGACAGGTTATTTTAAAGACCTGTTCAAATCATGAAAGGCATTGCTTAATATACCTGCAAAGGCTTCACCGTACATTTGAGCCATCTCTTCTTTCATCACCATGACCGAAGCATAATACTTCTTTGAGAACCACGGGCGCTCACCTCGATGCCAACCTTCCGTAACCTTACCGGATTTTTGTTTTTTCTTTCGAGATGTATCACCATAAGATAATGTATCACGAAACCATAAATATCCTCCATTGTCATGTTTATATCCGTTCCCGACGCCGATTTCCTGAAAAACGCCATACTCCATAAATTTATGCTTTATCGTAAATGTTTCTATGCTGCTGTCTGCTATGGCATACCCTTCAACACTTCGTAACAAAGCTCCGGTGTCTACAATATCAAACATTTTAATTTTCTCACGCCAGATAGTAACCATCATATCAGTCCATTCCTGCATATACTTGCGCCGTTGCTCCGGAGTGGAGTTTCCCCATTCACTTGAGCTGCTACCAAGTTCTTTTAATGCATCGTCACGACGCGCTTTACCTATTCCACTCATCTTTATTATATATTAATTCTGTAGGTTCCTGAATATCCACCATGAAGTACAGGCCTGTACATCCGTTCATGAAATACTTACCTATCTCACGACTTGGTATGCGGTCGGTATTCAAATAAATAAGTTCATCATTCAATCCGTTTTTATCAATTATCATCCTTGAATGAAACTGCCGGAACAATTGTCGGCAAATATCCAAAGATTTTTGCCTTGACTCCATGTCGTTAAGCTTGCATCGCTTCAAGAGAAAAACAGTAAAAACACGATGGTTGAAATAACCGCCGTTTATCTGCTCAACCACTGCATCATTAGTGTCATCGACGCAACAAAACGCCGACTTCGTACGAATATTTGTTACCACATCTTCAAGCGTATCTATGCCGCTACAACTACATGGATAAAAGTTATTAGCCACAGCCAATTTGTTCTTTGCGCACAGCCCCTTGAAATAAGCATGTGCATCGAATAGATTAATGTTGTCCATATTTATCTTCAAATTCTTTTGTTTCGCGGGCTTTCTCATTCAATTCAGTGAGAGCACGCCAACAATCCTTGTTAAATACTTCATCTTCTTTGGTTATATCTCCTCCGGTTAAAGCTCTAATCTCAGAGTTCATGATACTTAACATGTTAGGCCGCTCGTTTCCGCACTCGTCATTACACGGACGGAAAAACGATGGGAAACATTTAGAAAATAGTGATTTAACGGCTTCGTACCATTTGAACACGCTCAACAATTCAACCTGTGAAGCATGTATACTGTCAGGGTGGTTGCCGGCTTTATCACAATAAAGCAGTTGCACCATGGAGAGTAATTGTTCGTCCAGTTTGTCAACCAGGAAGCCTTGAAAATAATTTTCAAGTTGTAGATAATCATAGAATGTCACTCCCTGTAATCGTGAATCTACAGCATTACATTTGCCAATATGCTCAAGGTGTACCGGTTCATCCGAAATACTGTCAATAAATCCGATAGTCTCTTTAAATGACTGTATGCGCCATGTAGGCAAACGGAAACGAATAAATCGGCCGTCAGCCAATTTGGTACCGCATATCCATCCTTCAGCATAAGACATATAAACTTTTATGTTGAGCAAACGTACAAGAATATATACTTTGGCACTCTCATTGTCATAATTGAGCATGGCATAATACACATATCGAAGCTGCTGTTGCGTCAATTTATCCCATCTGTCCGGAACGATGAAATTCAGGCTCTTATCAGAAAAAGTAGGTGGTATCGTCTTTATCGTTTGCATAAGTTTCAAAATGTTTGACTTGATAAGCATCGCTGGTCTTATATTCCGAAAAAGAATCGATGTTGCCTTCCAAATAATTCTCAATGTCCGCAATGACCGTATCTGAAGACAAAACATCTTTGTTCATGATAAAGCCGACAGCTTTACGAATCATATACAGCAATGTGTTCTCTTCATTTGTCAGGTTGTTCATTCTGATACCTTCACAAATGCGTTTGAACTGGATACGTGATATATGGCGTATTATTTGTGATTCAGCTGCCGAAATAACAGGACGCATTTTACGCAAATCTGCACGCGTCGCGTCAGGCACACCTCCATATTTACGAAGTATATCGGACTTGTAATAAACGGATGATACCAATAATCGAGCATTAGCCGAACAGTACCATTTTGCATTGCCGCATAAGCCGTCTATCAGACGGTCTATACTCTCATCACCTAATCTGATTACTTGTACTCGTAGTTTATCAACCCTATCGGCAGATGCCGGAGCAACATTACTATTGCTTACCACGCCGAAGCCGTTATCGGTCAGTACAAGGTCAAGCTCCGGAATGGCCGAAGCAAAAGCGCACAAACAAATACCTCGCTCCAGTTCCTCCGTTACTTTATCTTCCAAATCCGTATTTTGGATATCAGCACCTAATACATCATTTACAAAATCATTTGTTGCTACAGTAATGTAATCGCCTAACATATCAAAAATTGTCGGTTCTGCATCGGTAGCAGCCGAAACATATTTTTCGAATTTCTCTTGGTTTATATCAATTGTTATCATTTGCATCAGTTTTTTTACTCGACTTATTACTTACCTTCTTGGCATCGGTATTCTCATCCAATGTCGTTAAAAGTATAATCGGAACATCAGGATAAACTCTATCATTCCAACCGTTATAATGGATAACCACATTGTGAGGCATGGCCATAAGGTCATGGAATGCTATTTCAAGCGATTGCTTCAACGTAAACAGCTCGCGTTTATCAGAACCGCTGTTATTGGATTGCGACTTGCCGGGCGTTGCTCCCACCAAGTTAGGATGTATGTTATCGGCATAACATGTCATATTGCTTGCCTCCTCAATATCCGAGCTGTATTCACCACCGTTTTTTGTCGTATCGATTACATTGATACGAACCATCCGGACTTCATGCCCGTCAGGATTTATATAATATCCGGATATCCAAAGTTTGTCACTGTTTTCTATTCCTGATAGGAATTTCTTGATATTGTCTTTCTCCTTTTTGATACGTTCCAATTGTTTTTGAGGGTCGGTTATGCGTTCCTCTTTAAGTAAATTAGCCCAATAGTCACGATGTATTTCAACCTGATATTTGATATGTGCCGGATTCTTCAACATAGCCTTTTTACCTGCACCTATAAGGCGTTTAATCATATACCAATCGCCCCTAAAAATGGATGTGTAATATGGCACCGGGTAATACTGACACCCCGGAGTTGGGAAGCGAACAAGAATAGCAAATTTGCGCTCTTTTGTCGCAGAGTGGCGT